CGTTCCCGAAGGCATCGCCGGTTGTTCCGGCCAAACGGGATTTTCCGGATCTTCTGTGAGTGAAGGAAGGTCGCGTAAGGCTTTGCGGTACGTGAGCCATTGTTGGTACGAGTCATCATCGATCGAATAATCTTCAGAGAAAACCCAATCCACCTCGGCGAGGCGCTTGTTGCGTTCTTGGCGGAGATCTTTCCATTTATTTTCTTCGACGAGTTGTTGTAATTTTGCTTCGAATTGCTCTTTAGGTGGTTTTTCGTACCCTTCTGGAAATTCGATAGATTCCCATGTTTCACCACAAGACCAACCTTCTATATCCATTTCAACTAGCATCTGTGTTATTAATTCATTCAATCGCATTGTTTATATTAAAAGTGGATACTTTAATTAGGTCGCATAAACTAAATACCCTGAATAGTGGTGATGAGCCGCATGTCCATGGAAATATAACGGATAAGAGCTACTTCCATTAATAGTGACATAATCACCCGCATTTAAATGTATATCCACCGATATACCGTTTCCGTGTCTCTCTATACTATTACCCTTTTGAAACTCAATCGTACCATTTTTCAGGAGGAATATTCTACTTGTCGAGGTCGCAGTTTGGTTTGTAAATGCATTCCAGTTAATATGATATACCCCATCTATAGGAGCTTTAAACTGACCATTACTCGTATTATAAGCATTACCATAATTGTAATAGGTATTATTTGCCTGGAATGAGCCAGTTGTGCTCTGATCTCCAAGCGCTAACGGTGACGTCCTATATGCTGAAAAGGCGATTACATTTGGCATTATAACATCACACTTAATGTTCCCCCTCACATCCAACTGTGCTTCAGGGACTTTTCCGATCCCGACGGCCGTGTCGCTGATGACCATGGACCGCCCGGTTCGGCCCAAGTTGTAGAGTTTCTTGACCTCCGAGGGTTCGAGGGCGACATTGTAGAGTTTGAAGTTGGAGATTTTACCGGTCATGTCGTTAACATGATTATTACCGTAGTACAGAACGCCGAGTGTTAATCGTGTAGTTCCCAATGTTAAATTACCACTTCCAGCTACGGCTGAAGATGTTTGTTCTACACCATTTAACCAACATCTACGCCCACCGATTGTAGAATTTCCGTTATAACTAACTACGAGATGATGCCATATGTTCCGAGTTGCACCCCCCGTTGAAGTCCCGGGCTCGTAAAATTCTACATAATTATTTTCGAATTGTAACGTTGGTTTACCGCTGAGTATATAGAACCATACATTCGTGTTCGTACCATATGTATCTGGTTCGATCGAAAACACACTTGCGTAAGTGGAGTCACTACTGTTATTGTTAACCCATACCGAGGCGGTAAAAGGTGGAGCTGATCCACTTATCACGTTACTTCCACTTCCAGTCTGAATATAATCATTATCTCCATCAAATTTAAACGCCTTATCCGCTGGGGAGTATTCAGAATCGTTCTTAAACACCCCATGATTCCCCTTCCCCGAGATATCTGTGGGTGAGGAATTGACGGTGGTATCATAATCCACCACCAACTTCTCCGGCCTAGGGGTTTCCGTATCCACGTCGTACCGCGAAACTCGGGGAACATCGAGGGACCTCCCTAAAGTCAGCGAACCCTTATCGAGAGTCGTGGGACCGGGGGTGCCGAAGAATTGGAGTTCCGATAATGTAATAGCGTCATTACCCCCATTTCTTGTTATAACTAATCTATAAAGACTGTAGTATCCAACATTGTTCATTGAAAAAGTTACAAGAGTGAAATCGCCCACGTTATTATCCGTCCAACCACCGACGCTAGTCCATGTATTACCGCCATCATTACTACCAAAAACAGTAGCATCCTTCGCTTGACGAGTAGATATACCCGCCGCGATCTTCACGCTATGAAGCTTAATCTTATACGGTAACTGTAACTGCACCCAGTGACCTTTAACACCCGCCGTCTCGTGATATGCTGTCGTATACCCGTCACTGGAACTGTATCCATATGTTGTTGTTCCACCTGTGGGTGTCCAATAGTTGCTATCGTCTGCTATCTTAGTAAACATTTTCCAGGCGCGATCATTATCTCCAGTTTGATTAAGTTCGGCACTTGCGCGTACGGTAAAGACTCCGTGTCCTTCAACGTGTGTAGTATATTGACGTAAAGCCCTAGGAGGATACTCTTGAATCCGCTCATCTCCCGCGAGTTCCAATTGGCCCGAGGGTTCGGTGACCCCCACACCCAAGTGTCCCTTGTACAGGGTCACTTGGGACTTGGACCCCAAGAAATAGTCTTTTTGGTAATCGTAGAGTTCCTTCACTTGGTCGGCGTTGAGGGCCTTGGAGTAGAGACGGAAGTTCGCAATGGAACCGTTGAGTTCTTGTCCACCAGAAGTGTTAGCACCTAATCTAACGGTTGTACCCGTAATTGTGGGTGTAATTGGAGCTGCTCCACTTAACCCGGTAGTAATTACTTCCACACCGTTAATGTAATATTTAGCCGCATCGGTAGTAGTTCCAGTATAAACCAATACCGCGTGATACCACACATTTTGGGTAATTGTTGTGATTACTCGTTCACCACCATAATAATTCCCTAAAAGGGTTGTACCATCATTCAATAGAACTAATCCAGCTTGGTTGGTCGGATTTGATGTTCCAATAATAGAAATGTATTGGTAATCCGAGGTGTCTCCAGTTATCTTAAACCATACACATTGTGAATGTACGGGTTGTCCGGGTACACTTAATCCATGTGTTCCGGTTATGTAATCTCCCGTCCCGTCAAATACAAAAGCTCCATTTGAAACCTGTGGGTCTCCACCTAGTGTAGCATTGTTAGTATTAGGAGAAAGGTCCACAGGATTCGTAGGGGCGTTTCCATTATCCAACCCCTTCGCATCATAGTAGACCTCCAACTGGGTCCCCGTGGTCGCCGGCACGTTATACACGGACTTTAGGGTGGTGTCTAGGGAGCCACTGCCTTCTTCGTGGCCGTAAAAACAAATATCATTAAAAACTACTTCCCCACTATTACCATTTATAGCTGTCGTGAGCCACACGTAATATTTATAGTATCCACCCGCATTAATATGTAACGTATGATATACATCTTCGATTGACGTCCCCCCAGTTACGGATTTGAGTAACGTCCAACTTGTGTCGTCATTACTACCCAAAATAACAAAATCTTTAGTCATAAAAGTAGTATAATTACACAAATAACGTATGTAATCTAACTTGATTGATTTAGGTAGTTGTATCTTAATCCATTCACCCGAATGTTGTCCACTTGCTGTATCTGTAAACTGAACACCTGTAGCACCCACCCCACTTACCCAATTTCCACTTGAATCATAAGTATTTCCAGTACTTTGCCATCGGTTCGCGTTGGACGTGTACGCACTGAAAGTATTCCATGCATCATATGAACCTGACACAGAACTCCTACTCGCCACATACCCACTCGTACTCGAATTATCATTAGCCGTCATAGCCACCTCCGGGTACTTCCGCAGGGGTCGATCGTGGGGACCCGTGTATTCGGTGACCACGTTGGAGTCCGATCGAATCGTTGTGACGTGTAAATTACCCGTGACGGTCGCTTCTTTCGATGCTATTAAATGTTCGGAAATTGTGAGTGTATCCGCAACCGTAGCATTCGCGCTCACCGTTAAATCGGTCGAAACCGTTGCATTTCCGGACACCACGAGATCCCGGCCGATCTGAGCGTTCGCGGTCGTCACGAAACCCGTTATCGCATTAGAAAATTGGAGGGTATTCGAGGTAACGTTCCCCGTATCGGAAACACTCTGGAGACCGTGGGCGGTCTCTACGTTTATTCCACCAATATTCATCGCCTGTGCGTATACGTTTCCTGAAACCACCCGAAGGTGGGAGTCTTTAATATTCAGGTACGTGTTCAAATTATTGATAGACATCTAATATAACGTAAGAAATGATTTACGTGTTATTAGGTGTGATCAACCACAATGGTATGTGCATCCCACGAAGGCCGCGGTATGGACTGTGTTTGCTTCATCTGTTTGAGTTCCATCGGTCGTGAGAAAACGCCTTTCGTATGGTTCCTCGGTTGCGCCCGTTTTGTCCTCAAATTGAAGCTGACCATTATCATCGAGGACATTTCCACCCCTTTGAATC